GCAGCGAGCCGCCTGTCACGCTCGCCCCGGCGAGCCGCGAGCATCGCCTCGGGATCGCTTTTCGGATCGATCGCGACCGGCAGGCCACCACGGATCACGATCGCCTTCCCGTCACTCTGCGCCTGCATCAGCTCGGCGTGGAGGGCACGATCGATCTTGACCGCATCTTCCGGGATGTTGGTCTCGGGGTTAGGGACCATCTTGGGCCGCTTGCCGGCCTTCAGGTCGCGTTCGGACTGCGGTTCGGCGATCTCGCGCGGGCCGTGCGTGAGGTCGCTGGCGAAGCCTTTGGTCGGGCTGAAATAGAAGGTGTGCATCTGCTCAATTCCCTATTGCGAGGACGGTTACGGTGATCGGATCATCGTGCGCGCTGAAAACCGAGACCGAGCTGGTTCCGTAGCCGCTCACGAAAGCGTTCGAGGATGCGCTGATCGAGGACTCGCCGCCATTGATGAAGGCCGCCCGACACTGGTTCGGGAAGGCGATCGGCAGGGTCTGATTGGTCGTCGCGTTGGGGAAGGCGGTCCCGGTGAAGATCTGCAGCGTGACGCTGCCGAGCTTGATGATCCAGGCGCTTCCGCTGACAGTCAGTCCGACCAGGCCGGCGAGCGCGGCGGGCGTCACTGCCTTCGTATCATTCACCTGCGCCGAGACCTCGGCCGTGCTCGCCTTGGGCACGGTGATCGTACGATCGGCGGTCAGGTCGCCACCGCCGCTGGCGAGACCGGCCGCAAGGATCTGGCGCGTGGTCGAAACCGCCCCGCCGCCATCACCGACAACACCCGCGATCAACGCCACCAGCGCGTCGTAAAGCTGGGTCTCGTCGCCCTTCACCAGCCCGATCCCCGCCTGCTCGATCGCGTGGGCGATGTTCTCCTGCATATCGTTGAGCCATTCGGCGGTAATCAGGGTGGCCTGCTGACCGGTAGCGGGATTGCCGGAGCTGAAAGACCCGTCGACGGATCCTGAACTGTCGATGCGATGCATTGCTGCCTCCTATTGAGTGAAGTCGAAATAGAGGGCGGCCGTTGGCTCGACCTCGTAAGCGAACAGGACGTAAGTGTGCGCGGGTGCCGCACGGCGGATCACGCATTCGATATCGAGCGCGCCGAAGCCACGAATGCGCCGATTGCAGGGGTCGCCGACCTTCAGGTGAGCGATGAATTCGCGCTCGATGAAGACGTCGTCGGTCGGCTGGATCCGGGCGGTCCAGGCGAAGGCCCAGGCCTCGCCCTTGCTCCGATCGTTGACGAGGGCACCGGCACGCAGGGGGCGATGCTCCTCGATCTCGATCTCGTAACCGAGCCGGGCGGCAATCTCCTCGAACGAGCCGCGATCCTGGCCGCCAACCCCGGTGATCTTCTGGTGCACCGCAACCTGCCGCTCGAGCGCGCCGTCCGGTTCACCCGTGCAATCGTCGGGCAGCCCGAGCACGCGCTCCCAATCGGGCAGCAATTCGAGCGCCGCGCGCGGATCCGCCTCGCGATAGAGAGCGCTCGCCCGCGCGTCGACGCGCGCCAGTTCGTCCCCGAAGGCGAGCAAGAGCGAGGCGAAGACACCATCCTCGGGGAAATCGAATGCCGCGCCCGGCGGAAGCAGCTGTCGCATCTGAGCGGCATAATCGCTCGCCTGGCGGGTCGAGGCCGTCAGCGCGTTCACGCGACGAAGCTCACATTACCGAGGATCGGCAATTCGCCCGGATCGGACGTCACGTCCTTGTCGGGCAGCTCGAGGCTGTGGCGGAACTCGCCCTCGGCCAGGCTCACCGCTTCGCCGATGCGGCTGGCGTATATCGTCCCGCCCGGCTCGGCATCGCGGGCGAAGAAATCGGCCAGCTCCTCTTCGATCGCTGCGCGCACCGCGGCGGTATCGGGGGCGATCTTGAGCTCGATGTCGATCGTGCGTGTCGTTGGCGCGAAGACGACGAGCTCGGCCGTGACCGGGCGCAGCTCCTCGAGCGCTGCTTCGACTGCATCGAGATCGGCCTGCAGGGGCACGATATTGGCGCGATCGTCGAGGACGAAGGTGACACCCACAGTGCCTGCTCCCATCCAGCCGGGGAAACACCATGCGCGGGTGACACCCGACTGCGCCAGCGCCCACGCGACATAGTCCTCTTCCGCGCCTCCCTGCGGCACCTTGCGAACCCGCGCGAGCAGTCGCGCGAGCAGCGCCGGGTCGCTCTCCTCGATCGCGCCAGCCCGATCGGAGGTCGCGACGGTGATGGGTGCATTGACGCCCGGTACCGCGCTCGAGAGCGTCAGCACTGCGCCCGGCACGAGATCGTGATCGGGACCACTTTCGGTGGCCTCTATCGAGACCGTCGTCGTCCCGGCCGCGATCGTCGCCTCCTCGAGCGTGCGATAGGTGCTCCCGCCAACCGACCGCGCTTCGGTCCCTGCAGCGATTGTGCTGCCGTCGATGCCGGTCGCGACGGCGGTGCCGGCGGCGGCGATCGCCGACTTGCGCCGCAGCCCCCAGATCGAAGCCCAGCGTTCGAGATAAGCGCCCTCGGCGGTGTCGGGCATCAGCTGCAGCGCGAGAAAGTCGAGATAGCCATACAGTCCGGCCGCGGTCCCGGCGTGGATCCGCAGCAGGATGTCGAGCAGCGAATGCCGCAGCGCCGGATCGGCACCGGGCATGCGGCTCGCGAGGTCGCCACGGCTGCGCTCGATCAGTGTGCTCAGGGTCGGTCGGTCGAAACTCATTGTGCCTCCATCGCGGTCAGCCGTTCGGCTTCCGCATCCCAGACGAAATCGAACCGCGAGCCGGCCCCGTTGTTCGCTCGCTCGATCGCAACCGCGATCGCGAGCCGCGTTCCTTGCGTCTCGGTGACCACGCGAACGGCCCGCGCGATGCCGTCGCGCACCAGCCAGTCGAGTGCGTCCTCGCAGGCGTCGCGAGCGCGGCGCAGGGCATCGGCCGAGACGACGCTGCGGGAGAGCAGCCAGAGCAGCGATCCGGTGCGATCACGCGCTTGGGCCGGAGCGGCTTCGCCACCAGGGCCGCGGGCGATCTCGTCGCCCCACCAGCCGCGACGATCGCGCGCGCCGCCCGGAAGGGCCTCGCCAAGTTCGGCTTGCGCGTCCGCAAAGAGGGAGATCAGAACCGCGGTGCGCAGTCCGTTGTCGGTTTCGAGCCGACCGTCGACGAGTGCGAGATCGGCCCCGCCGCGATCGCTGTCCCAGGCAAGGGCGAGATCCGTCATGCCGCGGTCACTTTCGGGCTACCGGTGATGATCTTGTTGGTCGCGGGATCCACGCTGTCGCCGATACGGGCAACGGCCGGTCCACCTTCGGCTCCGAGATGGACGTCGTCGCTTTCGACCACCACCTTGGGCGCCGCGACCTTGACCTCGCTTTCGCCCACGATCTCGATCCCCTCGCGGCCGAGCTTCACCAGGTTACCGAGATCGTCGAAGAGCGCGACCTCGCCTTCTTGGAGGCCGGTCAGCCGGTAGCGGCGATCGTCGACCGCGATGACAAGTGCGTGGCTGCGCAGTCCGCCGGCACAGACCACGACGGCCTCGGCTCCCGGATGCGGGTGCGAAGCGATGCCGTATTGCTGGAAGCGCTCGACTGCGTCCTGGCTCTCGCCATCGAGCAGGTCGATCTGTAATTCCTGCAGGGTTCGGGCGTCATCGACCAGGCGCACCACGGCACGCCCGATCGCGAGCCGCACGCGACGATCGAGGGCGGCGATCATCTGGTTCATTGCTTGGGCTCCGTTTCGGGCAGCTGCGTCCAGGCTTGGGGCGGTACCGCGTCGATCTCGGAGACGGTTCCGTTCTGGCCGTCGCGGGTCAGCCGCACGCGTTCGACCAGCATTTCCTCGTCGACGTCGACCGAAGGTGCCCGCACGCTGACACGGCGGCCTGGCGTCCACGGCGTTCCGGGCGTCGAAAACCAGCCTGGCACCGTTGCGGTGACGCGGTGGCCGCGGCCCGATCGCACGGCTGCTTCCCATTTGGCGCGGCGGGACAGGGCGGCCCGATCCGACTGCTCTTCGCCGATCAGGGTGAGCGGGCGGTAACGGGTGATGCCGGCATCGCTGGCGCGCGCCGCAACCTGCGCCACCGATGCGCCCGAACGCGCATCGCTGCCCGAGGACTGGCCTTTCACCAGATACTCGCTGAAGCGCTCGGCCTGGTTGCGCCGGGCTTCGATCCGCAGGACGTTGTCGCCTTCGCGCAGGCTACCAGCGACGATCGCGCTGTCCGGGTTGCCGACCACCAGCCGCCCGTCGCCACGCGAGAACGCGACGAGGCCGCGATAGCGCGCCATCCGCTCGATTGCCTCGAAAACGCTTTCGCCTTGCTGGAGCGCGAAGCGCGCAAACGGCTTGCCCTGGTCGCCTTCGACATCGAGCGCGATCCCGAACGGCTCGAGCAACGCCGTGGCGATCGCCGCGAGAGGACGGTTGCGCCAGCTTCCCGGGGAATTCACGGCAGAGCAGTCCACCAGGTCCCCGGTTCGATCGCGGCCGCGGATCCGCAGGCTGCGCTCCTCCGGGCCGAGCGATCGGTCGATCTCGTCGATCCATCCGGTAATCAGGGTCTTGCCGGCCAGTGTCACCGTGCACGCCGCGCCTTCGGCCAGCGGCCAGTCGGGCAACGCCGTGCGCTCCTTCGCCGCGAGGTCGAGCGAGAAGGAGCCGGCCATTGCCTCGATCGAGCGTTCGACCTCGAGCGCGGTCCAGCCGAAATAGGCGGTCCCGTCGACCACAAGCAGAATCTCGTCGGCAGGCGCGCCGTTCATGCTGCGCTCCTTTCGCCGGCCAGAAGCTCGACCTCGCGACCGCCAGGAAGAAAGCCGGGATGCGGCAGTCGATTGCGGCGCGTCAGCTCGAGTGCCCGCTGTTCGATCGCCGAAGTACCGGGTTCGTGACGCCAGGCGACGACGAGCGCAGGCTCGGTCGCCTCGAGACGCTCGGTGTAGGACCGGGCGAGCCGCTCGGCTCGCAAGGCTATATCACTCGAAAGCGCCACCCGCAGGCGATCGAAGACCGCCGCGTCGCCATCGTCGCCGCGGTCGGCCGCTTCGATGGCGCGGGCATCGAGCCGCCCGGTTGCGCCATCGCGAGCGGTGGCGGCGGCCGTGGCGCTGGCATAACCGAGCTCGGCCGTCTCGCGCGCGAGCTCGGCCGCGGTCGCTTCGCGAAACAGCTGTACCAGCGCGGTGCGGTTCGTGTTCTCGAGACGGCGCTGCGGAGTATCGAACGGCGTGGTGACGGCGGGCGGTTCCCAGTCGAGCATGAGCTCGAGCGGAGCCAGCCGCGCGGCCCGTGCTTCTCGCGACGAAAGCGCCGATACGGCCGCGACCAGTCCGGTGACCGCCTGGCCGAGATGGAGGGGCGCGCGCAGCAGGCCGGAAAGGTTGTCGGGAAGGAATTCGAGCCCCGCCTCGAAGGTCCTTAGTGCCGGGCCTACGCCGCCCTTGAGCGCGCCGGCAGTGGCGGTGACCGCGGCAATCTCGCGGACCAGCTTGCTCGCGCTGTCCTCGACGTAGCTGGCGGCCCCGGCGATCGTGAAGCGAGCGGCAAACCGACCGGGTGCTTCGGCCAGAACGGTCGAGGCAAGATGTGCGGTTCGATCGCCACTGTCGGCGACGGCCGGCGCATTGACCGGCTGGCCGGCCTCGGCGAACGTGATCGAAAAATGCGCAAGCCCGCCGTCATCGGTGTTTTCCGACTGGGTGTAGTCGAGCACCGAGACCATCATCCGGCCGTGCCAGGGATGGACCAGCAGACCGGTGCCGGCATCCTCGAGCGCCTCGATCAGCCGGTCCCGCGCATCGCGATAGTCGGTGCCGATCACGTGGCATTCGATGGTGAAGATCAGCGCCCGGCGGCCGAGATCCTCGACCACCGGCTCGTCCCGACCGGGAAATTCGTGGATCGCCGAGCGGCGACCGCCGCTGCGCTCGTGAAATTGCGTGCGGAACGGGACGCCGCGGAAGCTGCCCTTGCGATATTCCTCGCGCCAGCTCACGCCGCGCTCCTCATCGTTCGGCCGACCTTGGCCTCGACCGGCACGTCACCACGCTTTTCGAGCTGGGTCAGGCGCGCCCGCAGATCGCTGCTGAGGCTGACCTGGACGCCGACCTTGCCTCCGACCGCAACCTTCTGCGGCTTAGTGCTCTTCGCTCCCGGCGCGCGCTTCCAGGATCCATCGGCGTCCTTCGACCCCTTGGTCCCGGCCGCGCTCTGCGTCGTGCGGCGGATCGTGAAGATCTTCTCGAGAAATCCGCGATCGTCATCGGTATTGTCATTGGCTTCGCGGGCGCGTCGATCGCGTTGCTGTTCGGGCGTCTCGCGGCGAATGACCATCGCCTGTCCAGCAGCGATATCGTCGGCCATCTTCTTCGCCTTGCCCAACCAGGTCACCATCGAGACTAGCATCTCGACCGCCGCGGCGAGCCCTTCACCGACCGCCTTCCAATCGGTCTCCTCGGCGAATTTGACGCCCCATTCGAACGCCTTCTCCAGCATGTCGGAGATCGACTGCGCCCATTTCTTGAGCCGACCGTTCTTCGCCATAACGTCGAGCTTGGAACGCCACTCGTCGAGCTTGCCCTTCACCTTGTCGAAGATGCCCGCATCGGCGATCATCACTAGGAACTTGGACCAGAGATCCTTGATGTTGCTGAGGATACCGAACAACGTCTTAGACTGCCGGACCATCCCGCCGCCGAAACGTTCGCTGAAGATGCCGGTGAGCGCCTCCTCGATCGCACCGCCGGTCATCGCCGCCTCGCGCCGCATCTCCTTGCCATTCTGGCGGTAGCTGAAGGTGACCCGCTCACCTTGCTTCGAAGCGCGGATCCCGAATTCCTTGAGACGCTCGAATTCCCCGGTTGTCGCATCGGCGAGTGCCTCGACCGCCTGCATCAGCGGTTTGCTCATTCCCGCCGCACCGTCGCCCAGCGCCAGAAGCGAACCGTTCAAAGGATCAAGGCCGTAAGCTTTCAGCGCGACAAATGCTTCCATCACCTGGTCAAGCTCGAACGGCGTCTTCTCGGCGAAATCCTGGACCCAATTCATCGCCTTTTTGGCTTTGGCCGCGGACCCCTCGATCCCCTCGAGCTGGACCTTGTATTGTTCAAACTTGCCCGCGGTGCCGAACAGGTTGAAGAGCGCGAAACCGCCCGCCGCCACACCTGCAGCCAAGCCCCATTTCGCGGCGCCGAGGAGCTTGCCGCCAGCCCATTTTAGGCCCCGGCCGGCGGCGCGGCCTGCGCGCTCGGTCAGTCGAAGTTTGCGGACCAGGTTATCGAGCTTGCGTCCGAGCTTGCTCGCTTCCATCGCCGCACCGCGCATCGCGTAGGCAATCGCGAGCTTCCGGTTCCGCCTCGTCGTGCGCTCAAGCCATTCGACGCTGCGACGGCCGCTATCGACATCGGCGCGCATCTTGCGCGCCTCGGTCGAGATCCTGCGCACCGTGCCGACCAGCCCCTTCGACGAACTTTGGGCGCGCTTCGCCGGGCCGGTAAACCGGTCCACCGCTTCCAGGATCATCGAAAACTTGAGCACCGTTCAATCCTCTTCGTCTGCCTCGTAGGTCGCCAGCTCCTCGGCCCGATCGAGCCAGAATTCGATGTCCGGCCAGCGCATCCGCATCAGGTCGCGGGGTGCGAAGCCGAACTTCGTCGCCACCAGCCCTAGGCAGAGCCGCCAATCTCGGGGCCATTCCCGATGACCCCGTTGAGCAAGTTTCCCAGCTCTTCGAAGTCGCTAGCGTCGAGGTGGTCGACCTCCTGTTCCGTCAGGCGCGTGCAGCGACCGACGAGATCGATCATTGCCGCCATCGGCTCGTCCTGGTGACGGTCGAAGGCGCGCATGTCTTTGGCCCGCGGGCGGGTGACGATGACCTCGAAGCCAGCGGACTTCAGCTCTTCTTCCTGGTCTTCGCCACCCCCGGCCGGGACCGTGGTCAGGACGATGGGGTGCTTGAGCGCATGTTTGCCGAGGACACGCATCAGCGGATCCTCTCGGCCGGCGGGCCTTCGAAGGTCACCCGTGCCTTGCCGTCCTGGCCGAAGCTGGGAGGTTCGGCCGAGTAGGCGTTGCGCATGATCCAGGTGTCGCCGGTATCGGTGCGCAGGGTGACCGTTGCATTGTCGATCGCGCGGATCTCGGCGAGATCGACGCCCGACTTGTGGAGCAGCTGGAATTCGGCCTTGGCCGGGACCGTGCTCTCGCGGAACGAGCCAGCTTCGTAATCGCCGGGCACGTTCTCGCGGCTCGGGCCGCCGATCTCCATCGTGCCCTCGCCACTGGTCGGATATTGCGTACCGTCGACGGTGAGCGTCACCTGCCCGACTACGCGGTTCTTGTTAGCCATCTTGCGGTCTCCTTAATTGCCGCTTGGAAGCCTCTCAGAGGCGGAACTGAACCGCGGCTGCGAAGACGCGGAACTGGTTGACGATGTCGGGCGGGACGAGCGCGTTGATCCGGTTCGGATCGGTATCGTCCCGTTCGACGCGGATATCGGCGATGAACTGGTCGAGGCCTTCGACCAGGCCGGCTTCCTCCCATTCACGAGCCAGCGCGACGATCTCGGCGCGGATCACCGAAGGCGTTACGATCGCCTGCCCGGCGCCGAAGCGCGTGCCATCGGCCGCCAGCTTGTGGCGCGGGTACTTCTGGGCGACCCGGGCGCGCAGGCTCGCGCGCAGGAAAGCGAGCGTGGTCACCGTCTCGAGATCGAGGAAGCTGACGTCCTCGAGGCCGAACTGGTCGGTCTGGTAAGTCGTGATCGCGCGCTCGATCCGGCAGGTCCCGGAACCGGTGACGGTGAAGGTCGAAATCCCGTCCTTCAGGAGCAGCTCGCGCTGGGCGCGGGTGAAGCGGCCGTTGAGCTTCGGAGCCACGAGGCCGTCGAGCACCAGCGTCTGCAGCGGCCGTGCCGGGTCGATCGCCGAGTGGTAGCTCGCCGCGGCGGCGTAGATCGCGGCCGCGTCGGGAGCCCAGCTCGGGCTCTCGCCCAGGCCAAGCACCGTGATCAGCTCGGAATTGAGCCCGTCACCGAACGCGGCGAGCTCGCCCTGCGACCCCGACTTTGCAGCGTAGGCCACGCTCTCGAGCATCCGGGCACTGCCCCAACGATCGTCGAGCTCGGCCTTGATCTTGGCTGCGGTCGCGGCGTCGAACTGGCCGACCACGATCGTGCGGTACTCGTTGTCGCCGATCACCGGCCAGATGCCGTCGATATCGGGGTCAGTCGCGCCGCCGTTCATTGCGACGATCGCCAGCGCAATCCCTGCCGGCAGGTTTTCGCCAGCGTAATGCGAATGGCGGATGTCGATCTCGTTGCCGGCCGTGCCCGCATTGCGGGCGTCGATCGTCACCACGTGATCGTTCGGGGCGGCCTGCTGGGTCGCGCGGACCGGGAGATCGGCGTTCGAGTTGACGATCGCGGTGATCGCCGCGGCGATGTTGATCGCGGTCGCGCCGCTCGCCACCGGCACGCTCATCGGGTGTCCGGCGATCATCAACGCGATCGTCCCGGCAGCGGTCGCAGGACCGGTGACCGTGATCGAACCGCTGGCCGCGGTCGAACCGCCGGCATCGGCCAATGCGATCGCGTGAACCTCGCTGTAGCGATCGGCCGCCATGTAGGCCTGGCACATCCGTGCGAGCATCGAGCCCTGGCCAAAATCTGCCACCGCCTGTGCCGGTGCGCTGACCGGGCGCAGGACCAGCGGCAGTGCCGGCGCATTCGTGGTCTTCTGACCGATGATCAGGACGCGGTTGTTGACCGCGGCGAGCCCGGAAACAGCCTGGCTGGCGTCGAACTCGACGTGCTGCCCCGGCGTGCGAATTGCGGCCGGGATGGTGTTGAACTTGATCATTTCGCGGATCCTTTCTTGCCTTTCGCTTCACCACCCGAGGCGGTGGTCTTGTCGGCGGACTTCTTCGGAAGCGGCGCCTGTTCGAGATCTCCGGCCGAGAGCAGCCGGCGATAGTAGCGATCGACAGTCACGTACTCGCCGGCTTCGGCGAACAGCGAACCGTCCAGGTGGCGCACGCGCCGACCCTCGGCGGGTTTCAGGCGGCGTGGTTTGATATTCGCAGTTGTCATTGTGGCACCTCGATCAGGTCTTCAGCATCGGGAGTGTCGGACGGCAGCGGGTCGGCTGGGCCGGCCACGTTGCCGAAGGCGGGCACGTCCCAGTCGACGTGCAATCCAGTGAAGTCGCCCGCGGCTTCGCCAAGGACACCGAACGGCACGCCGCATTCGAGCTCGAGCGCGATCAGCGAGAGGCTCTGCTTGCGCATCGCCACGCTGCGCGAGACCGTCCGGATCGATCGAACCGCGATCGGCCGGGACAGCTCGAGCGGGGCGAGATCGTTGCGTGAGAGGATCCGCACCGCGTCGATCGCGAGCTGGTAGGACCCGGGCTTCGCACCATCGCCGTGGCGACTGTTCTCTTCGTTCCGCTGGTTCTGCGCCGCCACCACCAAGGCGAAGCGAAGGCGAGCTTCCCAGCCGGTGTCCTGCCCGTCGCGATCGTCCCCTTCGGGCGCGCCCAGGAACACTGCCCAAGCACCGGGCGTGCGCAGGTTCCGGTTTTCGCGCAGATACTCTTCCCAGTCGTCGGGATAGGTCTCGAGCGTGCGCCAGGCGTAGCTGAGCCGCCCGTCATCCGACGCCGTCTGTAGCGCGTCGATGATCGCCTTCTCGATCGCCGCGATCATGCAAACCACCGTCGCGGAAGCGGTGCCTCGAGGAGCGACCAGAACTTCACCGTGTCGAGCACCGGGTTGAGCCAGTCCGTGTTGATGCAATAGCGCGTCAGGTGCGGTGGGCGATGATGTCGCGCGTGGTGCCTGGCCGACTGCAGCAGGCCGAGCGCCTGCAGCGGCTTGGCCCAGCCGGGCGCGAGCGACGGGCGGTGCGCCCAATAATGGATCTGGTTCGACATCGCCGTTCCGAACGCGCCGACTATCGCCCAGGCCGGCGCGCCAATCATGAGGAACATCGGCCCCCAGAGGATTGCCGCGCCCAGCCAAGTGGTCCAGTTGCGGGTCACAAAACCGTCGCCGGTGAAGGCGACGGGCTGAGCGTGGTGGAGACGGTTCGGCTCGAAAACGAGCGGGCCGAGAACCGGCATTTGCGGGCGACCGAACCGGTCCTCGATCCAGTGAAAGAGGCCAGTCAGAAAATCGGCGAGGATCCAGCCCAGAAGGATCTGTGCCATGATGGAGGCGATCGGGGCGGTCATCTTGCCCGCCTCGCGAGCTTCTTTCCCAGATAGCCCGCCAGGCTGCCGACGATGAAGATCACGACAACCGGCAACCAGAAGGGAGAAAGCACGATCGCGAGCGCTCCCAACCAACCGAGGAAATCGCTCCAGCCGATCGAACGCGGCTTTGTCACGATCGCGTGAACCAGGCAGGCGACAATGCAGACCGCACAGTAGACGAGGAACACGTTCATGACACGCCTCCGGCCGCGTCGCGCGCGTAATCTTCGGCTTGGGCGAGCAGCTCCTCCTCGTCCGCGACCGAGAGGCCAAGAAACGGGCGGGGCGGGATCGTGACCTGGTCGACCTTGCGGAAGCCGAGCCCGCCGGGAAGCTGGAAGGCGAGCTTGTCGGCCGATTTGGGGCGGATCGTCGCCCCGAACTGGTGCGTGCCGGCGTAGATCTTGTTGGTACCGACCTCGACCGACTGGGATCGGGCGATCGAGGTGATCGAGCTGCGCAGCTGCGCGCTGTCGGTGAGCGTCTTGCCGCCTTCCTCGCGGGCGCGGATCGAAGGCGTCCACTTGCTGCCGTCCGGCGCGCTTTCCTGGTCGAAGCGATCGATCGTCGCGCTTTCGAGCGTCAGGCCGAACCCTTCCATCAGCGGCGTTAGGTCGCCGAAGCGATCGACCAGCTCGCCGATCGCGCGCTGGACCTCGAGCCCGCCTTCGGTGGTAATGTGGAGCTGCACGGCCATCAGTAGCTGCCCAGGTTGTCGCGACCGAATTTGGGCCGGTCGGAATGGGTCAGGATCTGGCCGGGTCGCGCGGGCTGTTCCTCGCTGCCGCCGTCGAGCTTGATCTTGCCATCGGCGATCTTCTGCAGCCGGGCCTCGGCGTCCTTCTTGCGCGTCATCACCCAGTCGGGCGGATCCGAACGGAACAGCCGTGCGAAGGCGAGGTCGCACGCGATGTCGGTGAGCAGCTCGTTGCCGGCCAGCGTGGCGACGTCCTTGTGCCGCGAGGCAATATAGCTACGAATGAGGTTGTCCGCGCTCTCGATCGCGGCGTCGATCCGGTCGGCGTCGATCACCCCGGAATTGTCCTGGTCGGACAGCTCGAGAAGATCGCGATCTTCGAAGCGCGCCTGCATCGCGGCAAGATCGGCAAATACAGGCATCGGAACCCTTCTCGTCCTTTGGCTTCGTTAGGTGAGGACGCGGTCTCGGCCCTCGGTGACTTGGTTCGGTGCGGGCGGCGGCAACAAGGAACCGCCGCCCGCCCCGCGGCGAAGGCCCCTCAGCTCTTCGCCTTTTCCGTCGTCGCGGCGGCGGTCGCGGCGGCGGATTTCGTCGGCTTTGCCTTGGCAGTCGGCTTGGCCTTGGCGGCCGGTTTGGCCTGCTCGGTGGCGGCCGGTGCGGGCGCCGGTTCCTTCGCGACCGCGTCAGCGACCGCGTCGGCAACCGGCGCATCTTCCTGCTTGACCGGCGTCGGATCGGGGTCCGGGTCGACCGGCGTTTCGCCCAGGATGGAGCCGACGAAATCGCCCGCCTCGTCCGCGTCGGCTTCTGCGATCACCTCGCGCAGCTCGTCGAGCATCTCGGGCGTAGGCGAAATCGCCTGGCCTTCGTCGACCACGAGCTGGCAATCGAGCTGTGGATCCTCGAGGATTGCGAGGATCGAGCGCGGCCCTGCGAGCCCGCTCTCGAAATCGCCCGCGAATACGGCGCGCGGCTCCTTCGAGAAGGCGAGCCCGCCCCGGCGACGACGCGCAACGCGCGCCGTCACCAGGAGCTGGGGATACTTTCCGCGTGCCATCAGGCCAGCCACGGCACGACGATCAGCTTGGCCGTGTCCTTCCATTCGTTGGTTTCGCCGTTGGCGGCGCGATCGTTGTTAAGCAGCTTGAGCGCGGCGCTCTCGAGGCTCGGGGGAACGACCAGCAGGGTCGGCCGGATGCCGAGCGGACGGCCGTGGTCGCCCTTCAGCCCCATCATCGAGGCACGGGCGGCGGCGTAGTTCGCCGCGTCGAGTGTGTCCTTCGAACCGAAGGCGAACTGCCAGAAGCCGAACCCGACATTGCGCCGACAGTCGACGCCGTA